AGGGCAACTTTACCGCGTGATTTAGCACCGATTGAACTTGAGCCAATTACAGCCTCTTGAGTAATGTTGTTTGCAATGTTGATATTTAAACCAGTAACAACGCCATTTGCAGTGCCATTGATGAATAAGAAGCCATCAGGTGCAGAGTAGATGCCCTCACCACTTGCAGCAGTAGGTGAAGTAAAGTATTGAGTGCCAGTAGCAGCTTCAGCATCTTTGCCTAAGAAGCCAAAATCCACAGTAGCCATAGAGTTAGGTTGCAATGCAATTGCTAATGTATCAACTTGCTGACCTAAGAATGTGCGGCTAACATCTGTGTCCTCATACCATTCCTCGAAAGAGAAGCTGTCATCAGTATGACCAGTAGTAGGAACGAATGTTTTTTTGCCTTTAGCCAAGATTGTTACTGTATCGCCTTCAGCTTCAATGCTATGTGTTTGACCAGCTAATGCTGAAACAGTCAAAATAGTAGCAGTCATGGCAGTAATTAAATATAAGCCATTGTTGCCAGTAGATGTAAAGCCACTAACATTGATCACATCGCCAACTTTAAAGCCATCAGTAACGAATGAGCCAGTTGAACGAACATAAGTAGTAGCGGTAGATGCAATAACAGTAACAGCACCAGTAGTGCCACCAGCCACAAAGTCTTTACGCAAACCAGCAGCGATAAAGTCCTCGTAAGCATTACCTGATAACTCGCCTGACAACGCACCAGTAGATCTGCGAGTGCCGTGACGCATATCACGCACTTGTTGGGATGCTAGGATCTCGTTAGATGCGTATGAGTCTTTTTCTAATTGAAATGAACCAGTAACACGACGCAATGATGTAGCGCCTGAACTAGATGGTTTAGTGCCCCATGTGTCTTCTTTTTTATAACTTATTACCTTGTTAATACCTTGTGCTGATGCCATGATAATTACCTCTAAAAATAAACCTGCAAATGCAGGAACAACAAAAAGCGCAAATGCGCCACTCTTTGCCTTCGCAGGCTACGGGATAACTTCCGCAAAATAATTTATTGAAATCGGCAAAATGTAATTCTTGTCATCTTGAACCGCAGTTCCAACAATCGGGGTTCTCATTACCTTAACAGTCAAACCACTTTCCGTCATGGCTAAACCACGCGCAAAATGCGACTTAATCGCCTCGGCTTTAACTTGAGCAGCCCCTCTGCCCTTGTTAATTGGATAAAATAGTATTATCTCAAAAAATCCAACCTCTCTGTAATATCCGTCACCTAAAGTTGGGTTTTCAGGCGCAGCAGGTAAAATTCTTACTCGCTGATACGGAGTTCCCTCTGTCGGTGAATAACTTACATTCTCATAAGCCGTAGCAATGTTATTAGCAATTGTAGCTAATTTTTTCTCAAATGCTGCACTGATTTTAACTACGCTCATTTGACCACCTTACGACCAATGTTTTCTAAAGCACTCATAACTTCCTGATAAGTGATTCTAATAAATCCTTGTGGGGCTTGTTTAGAATATCCATTCACGGTTTTATCGCCATCGCCATATAAGCCAAACTCTAGCTTGTGCGTATAGGGCAAATTATTAGTAATGAATATACTATCCCCTAGCTTGAAGTTAGATAACGCGCCTAAGGCTCTAGCATTTGATTCCATGCCGCTTATATCAGCACCTTGTTCAGCCATATTTGGTGCATTTATTCCAACATTCCAATTGCCACGCAATCTGCCAGTATCTACTGGACTTTTCTGCACAACTCTAGTTTCTAATTCTATTGCAATGGCTCTAGCAATCTGCGAGGCATTGGTCATGGACTTATTTAATATCTTGTTTAGATCAACGGTTAATGTGCCAGTATTGTTGGCAATCATTTTCTAACCTGCAACTCATATAAAACATTGATCCCAGCAGGTTCTATTGCTTTAACGCTCACAATGTCATAGTCCACGCTATTAATGGTAATCTTATCTGTAACGCTAGGCACTACACTCATTTGTATAAATACCTGCTGATCATCTTGCTTAATTAAACTATCAGTGGTGGACTTTAATCCATCGCCATAAGGCAATATGACACCAATATCAGTTGTGCTGCTAGTGGTTAGCGTATTCGCACCAGTGGTGGTGTCATAACTATTACTTGTAGTTTTTACTAGCGTCATGGATTGACCAAACTTGGCAAGCAAGCTACGAGCAGTGCCTTTGATGCTATTGTAATTCACTTACGCACAACCTCACGGCTAATGCCGCTAGAGCTGTCTAAAAATGGTGCTAATAGATTATCTATGGCACGGTATTTGGTATAAGCCTGTTTAGTGTCATCATATTCGACCTCTAAACTAGCAACCTTTTCCCTTTTGGCAATGCGCTCAATGTCAGGGGCTAGATCACCAGTAGATGATCTTAATCCTAAGTCTGCACAAGCATTAGCAACCTCGGTAGGCACTACATCATTCGGGTAAAACGAGAATTGATTTAAGTAAGTAAAATCTCTGCGTTGAACCTCATCTCTAGGAAAGCTCAATGCTTGCGCCTCTGTATGGCGATAACCTAAGAATCGTAAACGATAGACCTGCTCAATATAATCAGTGGCTTTTCTTAATGACTGTTCTTTAGCGGCAGTCGTTAAACTCGCCCATGCAGTATTACCACGATTAGAATGGTAAGTGTCGGCATCGGCTACACTGATATAACTTTCAGCATTAGCTAATCCAGTTCCGTTTTCAACAATTAAACTCATAATAATCCTTTGTAATAACCCCAGCAGAAAAGCCCCGTTAAGAGCCTTTCCACTTGAATTACTAGCCTAACAATACAGCAGCGAATTCAGGTTTCCATAGTTTAGTACCCCAAGCAGCAGATACATTAAACATAGCTTTTTGGAAGCCTTTGTATGCACGAACTTCAAACACTAGACCTGAATACGGATCTTGGATTGTCATTGCGTCCACAGCAGCGTCACCACCGTTTGGCATTGCAGGTGCGCGGATAGCTAACTCTAAAGCATTGCGGTGGAATACCACATTGCGAGTAGAAGCAGCAACTACACTCATAACAACATCATTGGCAAGAGTTTGACGCAAGCCCGGTGCGGCTAAAGTAACCACATTTGAAGCAAGAGCAGAAGCAACAACATATTTGTTGGTATCACCAGCAAATGTAACGATGTCACCAGCTAAAACTGTGCCAGTGCCAGTATCTAAAGTAATAGCAGTGTCACCAACGGCATAACCACCAACTTTATTTACAGCATAAGAAGCACCGCTACCGATAGCAGGTAATTGGATGCCAGCAGATTCTTTAAGCATAATGCCTTGTAGATCTAACAACACACCATTGCGCAACAATTCAGTAGAGCCGTTTTCGTTAGCTTTTTGTAATTGAGCAAGGTTACGCAATTTAGTGCCAGCAGCAGTATTTAAGACCATTGTTACATCGGTCATAGGTGCGCCATTGTCCACTAAGATTTTACGCAATTCAGCAACATCATTGAAGTTAGAACCGAATGGTGTAGTGCCAGCAGTACCGTAAGCGCGTGAAGCACCTAAATAAGCAGCAGTAGCCAAATCAACTTCGATTTCGTTTGTTAATGTGCGCATAGCTTGGCGAATTTGATCACCATAGATTGTTTCAAAGCCTGAACCGTTATTTACATGACGGATGTCTTCACCAGTCCAAGGTATTTGCACACCACGGGATTTAGTGATTGATAGAGTTTTGCTATCAACTGTTTGATCAGTGCCTTCAGGAATTGTCATAGACGGTGCATTGTCCACAGCAGTAGCTGAACGAGTAAAGTGTGAACGAACTACATCGTTTAATGCAACGCGCTCTGAACCGCTACCATTGATAGTAGCACTAGAAGTAATGCCAGTAAGTTCACGACCTACAACGTCGGCTGCTTTATATAGATCAGCAGCTAAATCGGTTAATACGTTTGCCATTTTATTTCCTTTGTTTAATCGACTACTTTAAATCCGTCTTTTGCCAAAGTTGCTCTTTCAAATTGCGACTTCGCTTCAAATTCAGACCTACTTATAGTCTTGGATTGTGAATTATTATTCCCACCTGTTGCACCGCCACCACTGTTATTCTCTGCTGCTACAAAATGCTTACCTGTTTCGCTTGTAGCCCATTCTTTAACAAAATCGCTAAGTGCTTTATCACCAATCACAGCTTGGTAGTTACCATTTTCAGCTTTGATTGTGGCTTGCATTTTCAGCAATGCCTTTGCAGCATCCATTAGTTCAGGCTTAACTTTAGATTTAGCCAATGAATCAGTTAAGTTAGCATCTAATAAATATGTTGTTAATGCGCCATCTTTTTCTTTTACAAGTCCTGACAGCCTTTCCAACTCTTTTTTGCTTAACTTTCCATCATTCTCTAGCTTGCTAGATAGTTCGACAACTTGATTTTGTAGATTAGCGTATTCATCGGGATCAATGTCTGCACCTTTAGCTTTAACTTTTAGTTTCACTAAATCAGACTTTAAACCTTTGTTACTTTCCTCTAATGCTTCAAATTTACTTAATAAACCATCCAATTTGTCTTGCGTTAATTCCTCTAACTTCATACATGCTCCCTCACGGCACTGCCGTCATTTAAGCCACTGGCTCATTACTGTGTGGCACTGCCACAAAACAAAACCCATTAGCACGGCTAACAGATTCCAATAAAACTTATTTAAATATTATACGCCTTAATTTTTTCTATTGCATTATTCTCTAAATTATCTTCGTATTGAGCAAGACTTTGACCGTCTAGCATTTTCAACCATTTTTCTTTTGCAATTTCAAAGTTCTCTTTAACTTTGTCCTCGGGTAAATTAGATCCGACTATTTCAGGGTTTTTCATTCTTTCACCAATAAATTAAAACGATCATTATCAATTGTGCCAGCATCAAGCAAATCTTTAGCTTTTGCGTTCAATAGGTTTTTAAGTTTTCCAGCGTCATAAACTGGCACATCATTTATGCTACCTAATGCAACTGACTTAGGTGTGCCGCCATTATTTACAACCTGCAACTGCACTCTAGGATTATTTGCATAAAATCCAGCCAACTCTTTAATTGTTTTACTTGCTCCAGTATGCGCCCTAATTAAAGTATTTATATCAACCGCTCTCGGTCTAGTGGCATTAAAGGCAAGCGCATTTTCAATAGGGGTATTGGTATAAACAATGGCAACATTACCCTTGGTAGCCTCAAGAGCCTGATCAATCTTAATTCTAGCAGATTCAAAACTTCCTAATACTGAATCATAGACCAATCCGCCTTTCTTAATGCCAAGCGTTTCGGCAGCCAATGGCATCGTGGCAGATTTCCCTGATCCACTACCGCCAGCAGTAAACAATGTGGCAGACTTATCATTGGTAATGCGTTTTGCGTTTAAAGCGTCAGCATAAAGTTCTTTGGCTAAATAGGAACTGGGCTCATGGACTGCGGCAACTAAATTCCGATCAGCAACAAAGTCACGGCTTAATGTTTTGACTAAATCAGGATCAATCACATTGCCATAAACCTTTTTATAGCTATCCATCAATGCTTTTCTATCTGCTCGTATTGCATTATAGAATTTAGTTTCTACGGCTCTTTCTTTTTCGGTTAGGTTAGGTGATCTAATAAAGTTATCAGTAACAACCTTATCAAACACTTTGGCATTGCGCTCTCTTAACTGCTCTAAGGTATAGACATGACCTTTAGGGCTAACAAACTTATCAATTGGCAAGCCCCCATCCCTGAATAGTTTAGCTTTTGTCACTCCAAGCACTTCGTTCTGTCTTTCGACTGATTGTTTTTTAAGCCATTCCTGATAGGTAATCTTTGATGGCACTTGTCCATCCATCGATGCGCGAGTGCTTGCAGGTATATCAAGATCCAATCCCATCTCTTTAAATGACTTGATCACAGCGACATAGCGACTGCGGCATCTAAAATGAGCAGGGATGGTTGGCTTTGCTTCGCCTATCTTATAGAAGTTACCATCTCGACTAGCACATAATTCAGTGGTGCGAGTATCAAGGGTTGCTGTATAGCGATACCCTTTGATGATATCCTCATTGGCATCATATAACTTTTGCTGGGCAACATTGGCAGTGTGGGCAATAGCAGTCAATACAACGGATTCAGCATTAGCCCTAGTAATGTTCAATATGCCGTCAGTATAATTTAATGCTCTAGTGCCTCGAATCTTATTGACTATCTCGCCAGTAGTTTGACTTTCAATAAAACCAATTCGCACAGCATCTCTAATTAGATTAGCCTTTTGTGTTTCCATGCCATCTAAGAACTCATTTAAGAACTTACCTTGAAACGGAGTGGCAATAGCGGCAGCATAAGCAGCTTCAGGGGCAATAGGCAAGACTTTAACTGGTTGAACACTACCAATCAGTCCTTCCTGATAATCTAATTCAGCTTGAGTAAACTTTTTAAGATCCAAATTAAGTTGGGTTGATACTTGACCATAGGCAACTGAATTTAATTCGTTCACAGACTTAAGCAATCCGTTAATACGACTTAATTTTTCAGGGCTAGGCGTAACCTTATTCAATTCAGTGGTTAATCGATTAAATAGATCCACATCGGCACGATTGAGTAGTTTAACTATTTTCTGCGTAACGGAATTGCTATACCCAAGCACATCAATTGCATGAGCAACCTCTTTATTCAATAAAGTTTCATTTACGCTCATTTATTTTACATCTTTGCCGATAACTAACCCAGTCCAAGTAGTCCCACCATTATGGGTAAAGAATCCAAGCACATCTCTGCCACTGGATGTAAGAGTAGGGGCTGTCCCTGCTACCCACTTCATGTTAGCCCACCAAGTGATTGCTGCTGACCCACCATTGGTAAGATCAATGATAAAAGATGATACCGACCCACTGCTTGCAGTATTGCTGACAGTAAAGGTAGTCGCACCTGAAACAGTATGGGTGAAATAATTGGCAGTCGCTAAATCAAAGTTATTGCCACTTGACGCGGCTTTAGTCTCTTTAAATCCAGTGATTGTCTTATTGGTTAAGGTTTCCGCCCCAGTTAATGTGACATCGCCAGTGACTATATTGCCACTTCCTAACAATGATGTGCTATTGACTGTCTTAATGTTTGCGCCTGATGTAAGCGTGTCTTGTTTGGTGCTAGGGGCAATAGCCGCCCATGATGTTAAGTCTGCGTCATAGGCTTGAACACTGACACCAATTGAACTGCTAGTTAAATATCCAGCACTTGCATGATTTCCCCATCCATAAGCAGTATTCCAATTACTTATGTTGGTGCTTGTGATTCCATAAGCCGCATGAGCAACAAACACTGGATCTGTTTCTGTATAGCCGCTAATGAATCCACTATCATTGGTTAATTGACTGACTAAAGTAGGGATTGACGGTGCGCCAGTAAGCCATGAATAGTTAATGGTCTTATTTTTCCATAAGCCAGTAGATGATTCATAGACTAAGGCTTGATTATTGGCTTCGCTTGTAAGTGAAACATTATGCAATTCATCTAATTCATAGCCGTTTTGCACTTTAACTTCGATTGCGCCTTGATTCACATGACTGCGAGTAACCACTCCAACATAAACCATGTGAGTAGGGGCTAATTCTCTTGTCGCGGTATATTCACCAGCAACCGTTCCGCTTAAATATAACTGTTGACCCTCTGTAAATGCAGATGTATTCAATCCAACCAATTGACCCATTACAGTAACATATCCGTTACTATTATTAGCCAAATCAGCCGTTATAAGTCCAAGGGTTTGAGCAGATGTAGAATCGCTAGTAGCCAATGCTTTAGCCACTCTCGCTTTATTACCAACTGCGCCATTGATATAAACCACAGTGCCCTTTGTTAAGGTTGCTCCAGTAGCATTACGAACTTGTGCCAAAATGGTTGATGCTGGCGATGCTTCAGACACCTGCACATTAGCAACTGTGCCGTCTTGCGTTACAACCAAGCTACCATCTGCCGAGGTGATTTCGGTAATACCACCACCACCGCCACTGGTCTCTAAATTGAATGTCGTGCCATCTTGGGTAATTTGAACTGTATTGCCAGTAGAAGTTAGCGTTTGAACCCCAGTAGAGCCGCCTAAAAAGCGACCGATTCCATCCCTACCAGCTAGATCAACTGCCTTGCCCCAGTTTCCGTCAGGTAATTCAAACTTTAACTTAGTTCCTTGCCATTCATGTTTGGGTATATCGCCTTTATCGCCCTTAATCGATAAGCCATCATAGCCAGCACGACCATCTTTACCATCCTTACCATCTACACCGTCACGACCATCAACACCATCTTGTCCGTCTGCACCGTCTTTGCCATCAATACCATTAATGCCGTTTAATCCATCTTTTCCATCAACACCATTGATGCCATTTTTGCCGTCTATTCCATCCTTGCCATCTTGTCCATCTTTTCCGTCCAGTCCATTATCACCTTTCTCGCCTTTTTCACCCTGTTCGCCTTGATCACCTTTGATGGCTTCAGGCACGACAATCTCATCAACTCTTGTTTTAAGTTTGATAAGGGCTTCAGTTAAGATTCCAGTGATTTCGCTCATAGTCCGAGTTTCTTTCTAATTTGCGCCATCATGCCAGTGTTATCGTCAGGTTGATCCTCTGAATCATCCATCATATCCACTGTGCCATTGGCAGCATCATTCTCTAGTCCAAGCAGGTAATCATCATAACTTGTAGATTCCCTGATCACTTCGCCCTGTTTTAACGCATAGAACAATTCCTCTTTAGGCAATCCACCGACCTGCCATGCTTTCATTAAGGCATCCAAGTCTTGAGCAGACATAGGCACAGGCATGAAGTCTGTATTCATGTCAATCTCGATTTCGCCATCTATGCCATACCACATAGCCATAAAGCGAGTTATCTGTTCGAAGTTCTCACCTGCTAATTTGACTAAAGCCGCTAATACACTAGCCTCGCCATTGGATCTCATCAATAATGTGCCAGCAGATTCTACTCCAGCTTTTTCAGGGGCAAGCATCCTTGCGCCAATAGCAGCCATCTGTGATTCTTTTTGCAATAGGTTTTTCTCTAATGCGCCCAACCCTTGACCAGTAAACTCTAGGAATCCCCAGTTCGCACTACTGTCGGTTGATACTATGGCGGTAGATGATCCGATGCTGACCTTTTCATTCTCATCAAATACGAATCCAGCCAACATAGGGGTAGGCAAACCAGCAAAGTGACATCCGCGTTCATAATCAGCAGTCACTCGATAATGGGCGATATTCAAATCAGCCAAATCCAACATTGGTGGATCTTGTAAATCAAGGCAATTCTCTTTTGCACCAAATGCCCAAAATGGGATAGTGGACATTGGTGAGCCTTTGATCAATGGCACGATGTCATCGCCAAACTGATACCAATTACCTTTTGGATCTTTGCGGTATATGCGCTGTATATAGCCTATTTCAGTAAGCAATAATGCACGAATCTGCGGTTGTGTTTCGTATTCAAATTCATTCTTTTGGATTTCGTAATACTCTTGCAACTTGACCATAACTGGTTGCATGACATTGTTTACCCTAGTTACGCGCCAATCCAAGATTGATTCGGCAGGGTAATAAGTGGTATATGGTCTTAAATTGGCTCTAGCGGCATCGGCTAGACTTGCAGGTGTTTCAGTAACACTTGGGTATTCTACCAATATGCCAGCACGACCCACTTGTAATAGATCATACACGGTCATCATGGCAACGGCTTCTAAGCTATTACCCTTTAAATCTAAATCATCGAAAATAGGTTCTAATGCGTTTGGATAAGTTTTCTGCATCTCTTTGCGGAATACCATGCCAACCAAACCCTCTAGGGTTCGACCAGTAGCATTAAAGTAGGTGGCTCTTAATTTATAAGACCGATAATCATTGTCTGTTTGATCTGCTAGACGGGGTAAGAATTTTTCACCAGCATTGTGGACTGCAGTTTGACCCTCGCAAGCTGCTCTAGTCTTAAACCACTTTTCTGCAAAGGCTTCATACTTATTGTGTTTTGAATCATTCATATTAAACACCACTCATTTTTATGTGTTGAATTGTTCTCGCCCTAATAGGGTAACGGTACGCAATGCAATACCCAGTTGCATCAAGCACATGATCGAACCCTGCTGTTTTATCAGGATCGCCATTCTTATCGTAAGCCTGTCTTTCTAATGATTCCACCAATTCGGGGCAGGTATCAGGATTCACCAAATACTTGCGCTCTCTAATCAATCGATTCATTGACAACACTCTGTCCTTAACGGCAGGGTTGGCAGGGTTAACCATTATATTAAACCCAGCTTGCTTCAGTAGCGCAATATCGCTTTCACTGGCATTTTGTGACTTGCGATTGTTCCCACTAGCATCAGGATAAATAAAAATCTTATGTCCATTGTATTTAGCCTTTATAGATTGAATCATGGCAGGGGTATCAAATATCCCTGTAAGCTCATTGACAGCATGAGGGTTATCACCTCGAAGCACATGAACAACGGCTGCCATTTTAGTCACATTAAAGTCTAAACCAATATGCAAAGGTTCGCCAGCAATTATAGCTTCATTCGACTGATTTAGTAATCTATCAAATTCGGCATACACACTACCAGCAGTTAAATTGACAAACTCGCCATCTAGATAGGCCGCAAGCAAGTTAGCGGGGTATATATTTTGTAATGACTGAATGTAGCCATCGGGCAAAAATGGGTTATCTTGCGTTCTAGCTTTATAAATAACATAATCATCGCGCTTATTTTTGTGCCATGTTTCATAAACAAACCGATACCCTTCAGGGGTAGTTGTCACGGCAACGCTATTGCCAAGTTTTGAATGTTTACGATTCCTAGCAATGACTTTGTTCCAAACCTCTCTTGCTTTTTCAGTCGGCAAGGTGTCCAGTTCATCTAAAACGCTGTGAGCAGTTTCATAGCCAACTATGCGTTCAGGCGTGTCCATTGTTCTGAATCTAATCATGCCGCCATAATCGGGAGTATATATAACCGCTTCGGACTTGTTTAAAGTATGCCGAATCTTTAACTCATCAAGCAACTCTGAAAATCTTGGGTAAGCGATTGTTCTTATTAAATCATAAGTTGGCAAATAATAAGCAACGTCTTCAGGTATCTGCGATTTAAGGCTAACGGCTCTCATTATCCCAGCATGGGTTTTACCGCTACCAAAGCCGCCTACAAACGCAGGGAATCTTGCTCTGCTGCCAGCAAAATCACGTTGCGCTACTGTTAGCTTCATCTGTGCCTATAATGATAACAGGGCTTACTAATGGCGAGCCATCCTGCCCAGTAACCTCTAATGCACTAGTTTCCTTCCAGTTAGCTCTAGTCTTTAGCCAAAATATAGCGGCACTTGTATTGCCATCTTTTGCTTGTTGAAACAAAGTCTGCCCAATAGAAGCGTTAGCATCTATGCGCCCATCCTCTAAATCCTTTTTGTAATGCTTGACTAAAGTGTCATCGCCAATATCTAACTTTTGTGCAATGTCCACATAACGGATTCCGACTGCGCTTAAATTTTTAACTAGCTTTCTACTCTCATCGGTAGGGATGTGTTCTTTGCCTTGCATAAAACCTCTTTATAACTCCGAAAGTGGAGCGTGATGGTCAGTGTTGCACTGCCGCTGTAATGCTGGTCGCATCCATCGCCTGCTTATCACGCGTTGATCTTTGTCCCTTATACATAGTAGCACCCATTTCGTCTATTTTCGTAAAAGGGATAATTGGTACTGATAACCTGCTTTGTGCATCTTTGTTAATAAAATATATATACCTTAATTGATACCCTTGCAAAGCTTCCCAAGTTCTAAATTCCTTGCTCATTTTTAAATGATGCGCTTGTATAACGTGCATTACCTCACCAGTAATAGGGTTTTTTCGTAAAGCCTCGCTTACTCTTATGTCTGTTAATACAAACCCTGCTGCACGATATATTGTGCCATCACCGCATTGCGTTCCATCCGCAAAACTAACAATCCATTCAATGTGAGGGTAATTCTTTTTAATTAACTTAAAAGCTATTGCCATCGCCCTGCTTTCACTATTGCGAGGCAGCTTATCGCTAAATGCCATTCTGTTTAATTCAATAAAGCCATTCCAAGCCGTGTCTTTAACTACATTTATTGTGCCTTTTTTATTTATAGACGCACCAAACTGCATAACACCTTCTAGCTTATTGTTTAAAAATACGCCAAGATGCAACTGGCTATTAGGAACAACTTTGCCACTATAATGAATGCGCTTTACTAACGCATTGGCATCAGAAGCCTTAATTGGCGCTACAAATAAATCTTTAGCTGAGTGCATTTTGTGTAATAAATAATTCAGCAATAAAAGCTATCGCATTGCCGTTTGAGTTGTCGTTTAATGAGTTTGTTATATCAAAATCTTTTTTAACTATTGCCATTGCGTTTTTAATTGTTTCAGCCTGCTCTCTGTGCAATGTAAATGTTATTTGCTCTAAAACAGATTTATCGCCATCAGGCAATTCAGGCAAGCCAGTTATTTCAGCATCGCCCAATATATCAGCCAGTTCTTTGTCATCAAAACCAATTAAATCCAAATTGATATCTAATTCAGACAACTCAAGCCTTAATAATTCAAAATCCCACCCGGCATTTAAAGCCAGCTTGTTGTCAGCAATAATATATGCCTTGCGCTGCACATCAGTTAAATGATCTAGTCGGATTGCTGGCACTTCCTTTAATCCTAACTTCCTAGCAGCAGCTAATCTGCCATGCCCTGCAATAATGCCGCTTTTGCTATCAATCAATATTGGATTGTTAAAGCCGAACTCTTTAATGCTTGCCGCTATCTGAGCCACCTGCGCTTCGTCATGCGTTCTAGCGTTATTTACATACGGTATTAAATCATCAATACTTATTGTTTCAATCTTATGCTTCATGGATGCCCTTAATATTTAACTACCATTTAACTTTATCAGCCCAGTAAGCAGCACTCATCTTACCCTTGGCTATGTTATCCGCATGACGGGCTTTAAATGCCTTTTGTCTTGCCTTATCTTTTTCAGTAGTAGGATTAGCCCCTGCACCTTTAACACCTTGCTGACCAAAGCGAATGGTTTTGACTTGATCACCCTCTTTAGCAACAACAACATGGCTTTTAGTAGGGTGACTAGGAGTGGCTTTAGGTTTGTTATAACCCTCAACACCAACATTAGTTAATCTGCTATCTTTTTTCATTTTTTAGTTTTCTTTGCTACTGATAATGCTATTGCTACTGCTTGACTTTGTGATTTGCCTGATTGAATCTCGGCTTTGATATTTGAATGAATTGTTTTTTGAGAATAACCTTTTTTAAGCGGCATATAAACTCCATAAGAAAGTAAGAGGTTTTCGTAACTAAGCGACCTCTGCGCTTACCCAACTTCGTCAAGGGGGCTGGGCTACTATTGAGTAATGTACGTTTACTCAAGTGTTTTTAATGTAGCATAAATTTTATATAATGTAAATTACTTAAACGCTGCTATCCAATAAATTTAGTGTTTTAGTAAGTAATTCTGATTCTGACATCTCGATCATCTTTTCAAAGGCTAATCTGCCTGCATGATACGCAGTACCGTGACCACCAGTGCGGTGATGAGCAGGGCATAATGGGATTGCATTCATATAATCGTTACGCATCCCTACGCCCATTCCTGTTCGCAGGTGATGTATTTCAGGTTGAGAATATCCATGACCTTTGATTAAGCAAACAATGCAGCCAAGATGACTAAGCCTACCATAATGCAATCTTTCATATTTTGTCATTACATTAAAGCCCGATAGATTTCGCCTTTAGGCGGTTGAATGTTTGTGTAGCCCATTAAAAACATAAGTTTTTGATTAAAATTGACTTCGCACTTGATTGGCTTTTCCTCAACATCTTTGTGTGAGTTCCATTCATACGGATCAAAGTTTATTGTTTGATAATTATAGCCCCATTGCCCATGTATAGGTGTTGGGCAGGGAAGTTTAGCCAAATAACCCTCTGCAACTAAATTGACTAAATGACCATTTATTTGAGTTTTAACCATGCCGATTGCTTCAGATATTTCGGCAATGATTAATGGCTTTTTTCTGCAAGCATCTAAAATTGCTTGTCGTTTGATAATTGATTCAGACCTAGTTATTCGTTTCATATTGCACCCATTTGCTTTTGATTAAATTTACAGTTATCGCAGCCATGATCTATGATGTCCTGCCTGCTGTATTGACAATCCCTAGTAAATATATAATCCCATGATGTTTTGCCATCGCTATGGTAAACCTTATCATGCTGACATCGATCAGGAACTAATTTGCTATGGCATCCATTCATAAAGTCCTGCCAATATAAGTGGCTTTACTATCTTTAAACTGGAAAGTAATAGCACACTCTTGTCCTGCATTCGAAGTAAATATCAGCTTATAAAATCCATAACAAATTGCACTCATACAAATAACCATTAAAACCGCAATTACCACCGTTGCCCTGCTGTATTTGTCGTTCATACATACCTCACATTGTTGGATCTTTTTTGACCACAGTCCAGCCGTTATAATCATAAGAGCGCAAATATTGACCTGACCACAATACATGAATTGCAACGGAATCATTTGTCCAGCATCCCATTATTGTGTCTGAAGTTTGACTTAATATATAAGCAATACTTCCTGTTTTATTAGAGCATCGTTCATTTGTTAAAACAATTTTGCCACCATCGGAATTGTTAGTCCACATAATCGCCTCTGCATTGGCGGTCATTGAAAATGCCATTATGGCTAATGTTATTAGTTTGCGTTTCATTTTGAATTTGCCCTCGCCTTATCGGCACAAGATTGACACCGCTTAGATTGTTTATAAATTACTTGGTGATCATGGTATTTTTGACAATATTTGCAAAAGTAATCTTTTGGTTTACGGAATATATTGTCGAAGTTCTCATCGAAAGAACTTGATTTAGTTTTGGTGATAATATTATCGCCAGTGATTTCATTTATGCCCATTACCAGCTCCATCCAATTTCAGTAGCAGCCCAAGATTCTATTTTCATTTGATAGTCTGCCATTTCGTTAGTGTTAAGTTTCGTTGTTGAAGTGATTGAAATAATCGTTTCTTTGTTTATAACTCGTTCTGTCTTTAAAAATTTATTGCCCATCAATTCGTGTATATCTTCACTGCTAATTCCAACATGATCACCAATGCTTTGATACAGCGACCATAGGCGTGAGTTTTGCTCTAGCGTTCTTTTATCTTTCCTCGGTCTAACATGAATCTCATAGTCCTCAATATTTTCTATGGTATTTATTTTCGCTTGCAGATATT